TGCGGTTGACGATGACCCAGACTTGATCCTTTTCGGCTGTCGGGTTCGGGATGACGGCCACACTCTCAAAGCGTCCTACGGTCACTTGCCGGTGCCAGGCGATCACATCCTGCGGCTTCTCGTAGGTCATACCGAGCAGAACGCCGTCCGCGCGCACTGACCAGACAATCGAGTCCTTTTCGTGCTGGTAATCCATCTGCGTGATGCCGCCGGCGGTAATGTGCTCGGAATAGAGCGTCAGATCCGGTGCCGAATAGGAGTCGGTGTAGAAGTCGTAGGTCAGTTCGCGCAACCGATTCCCCGTGCGTTGCAGGAAGATCAAGGCGTTATCTAGCTGGACGGGCGAAACATTGCTGGAACCGTTGGTGGTTTCCGCCTGCGCGTTGATTGCCGCCGGCGTGATGGGATCGGTCGAAGCGCCGCCCGAGATACGCCATTCTTGGCCGGTTGTTCCGGCAAGCAGCACACGAGAAGGCGCCATCCAACGAATCGCGTTGACGCGGTTCGAGGCCAGGGTGAAGGTCAGGGCTTCGTCTGCCTGTGCCGTGCCAGGGTCGAAATTCTCATAATCCGAGGATTGGCTGGCCCAAATAGTATCGGGGCCGCCGAAGGTAGATCCGGCCCACCAGGACCGCTGCTGAAAGAGCGTGACCGAGCCGGGATAGCCGCGCACGTCTGACCAGGCACCTTCGCGGTAGGCGACCGATGCCGTGGTCGCGCCGAACGCTGTAACTACCGTGGCCGTTACGGTCGTGCTATTCGTGAACGCTGTGACTTTGGCATATCCCCAAGTTGTCCCGTGCTTCAGGCGCCAGAGCGAACCGATGTGACCAATCTGAAAGATAGATGCACTGGCCGTGAGAGTCACTGAGCCGGTTGTGCCAGACGGAGTGATGGTCGAAGTCGTGACTTCGGTCATATACGGGCCATCGAGGAAATTGATGGGCGTCAGCGTCCAGGCGGTGTCACTTGTCCGCGTCAATTTCTGCGGAGGATGAAAATTATGGGCCAGATACAACGTGTCTGCGGACTGCGTGAAATGCAGATCAAATACTTCCGTGGCTTGGTACGGTGTCACTACTTCCACGGGCGTACCGGGTGGCGATTCAACGCGCCCGCCATCCCTGTAAATGCGGATATACAAGTCCCCAAATTCGAGAATGTAGGACTGGATCGTGGAAAACTCGAAGGGAATGAGCCGCGATTTCTTGCTGCTGTCTTTCGTTTCATCGACAAAGCGTGTGCCCGGGCGCCGCGTGACGCCGCCATGCTTGAAGCAGGTCAGATTTTCAATCGTTTTGGCTGAGTTCGCATACTTCTGGAGATCGGAGCGGCCCTCCATGAGAGGGGACCATTCGCCGGCATTGAAGGCGTTGGAAATGACTCTAACGCGAGCCATCTGCCTCTTTCTTGTGCGGACATCCGCCGTGTCCTTTGGCGTAATTGCAATTCATGCAGAGGATTTGATAGCCGGGAGGGAATCCCAATTTTCGCAACCTTGAATAAATGGAATAGACGCCCATTTTCCCTACTCTTCGTTCACGACATCCGCCGCCCTCAATATGATCCAAACTCAGGAAGGCTTTCTCGGAGATTCCGCAGCAAGCGCATTCATATCCGCCATAGGCCTGATAAACATCGTCCTTGAGTTTCTCGCGCCATCGCTGCGCTGTTTGTAGGGTGAGCTTAATTTTTTCTGGATTGGTATCCTTCAGCTTTTGATACCAACCCTTCGGTCTACGTCCCTGCCTTTTGACATATTCAGGGTGTTTTTCTCGATAGAGGCGAATCTGCATCAAGCCGTAATGTGACTTGCAGAGATACTTCGCAATAACGGGTAAACCGCATCCTTCGACTCGGCATCGTACGGGCAATCTCTCTGCTAGGTCGTGGAGTCCTACTCTATTTGTGCTCATGGCTGTGGATCATATTTCATTTACCGAATATCTGTAAGGGTCGTGATGTCGGTGCGGTCGGGCGAGCCTTCTTGCCCGTCCACGGTGCGCGCTTCCTGCAAGCGGGCCTGATACAAGCCCCACATTTCCTGCGAGAGAGAAGTCGATCCAGAGATCGGATAGGCCATCGCGGAAGCGAGTCGATAAGCTGTGGCATCGAACAATAGCGAATCCATGTCCGGTGCCGCGATGCGCTTGATGTAGCGGATATTCGCGGTGCTGGAGTCTGTCAGCAGGAATCCGCTTTCCAGTTTGAACACATCTCCGCCATCGCCGTAATGTTCTTGTTCGTTCAGCGAGAGAACCCGCAGCCAGCCAGTAGGCAGAGTAAACTTATGTTTCCACGAATAGACGGGGGCTGTGGTTTCGGTGAGTGTGGCGCGGTCAATCGCCACGTTCCACGGATGGGCGCGCAGAACCGCGTCCAGCGTTGGCTGGAAAAGGCGGTTCGCGAGGCGCGCCCGTTCCGTGTCATCCGAGAGAGCCACAATCGGGTCATCCCCCAGAAACGAGAGAGCTTGGTTTACGAGGTCTTCAGAGGTTGCCATTTATCTTCGCCTTCTTCGAATCGGAATATAAAAGTCAATCGTTGCCGTGGGCGTTCCCGTCGAAACCGTCACCGAATGAATGGAAAAGTGCGCGATATTTCCCGAGGCCGTGACGTTCGCGCTGCCAGTGAGAGCAACTGTTCCCGTCGAGGCTGTCATGGAACTTCCCGCCGCTGCCACACTTGCGCCCGCCGAGGTTGTGACGGTTCCCGCTGAAATAGCAAGAGCGTTTCCGGTTGAAGTGACGTTCGCCGCGCCTGAAACCGATACGTTTCCCGCGGTCGCGCTGATCGAGTTTCCGGTAACTGCTTTGTTTGCCGATCCTGATACGGAAACGCTGCCCGCTGTAGCCGTGATCGAGCTTCCCGACGATGAAACATTTGCTCCGCCCGAAAGAGAAACGGTACCTGCGGTTGCTGCGATGGATGATCCCGATGCCGCCACGCTGACATTGACGGAAAACGAAACGACTACGGTCCCGGCTGTCGCGGTGATCGACGATCCGCTTGCCGAAACATTGGCTGCGCCGCTTACCGATACAGTTCCGGCCGTGGCATTGATCGAGGAGCCGAGAGCCGAAACATTCGCTGCGCCAGAAAGCGAAACATTTCCCGCCGTCGCCGCAATGGAATTTCCGGTTACCGCTTTATTTGCCGAACCGGAAATCGAAACGGTTCCCGCTGTGGCCGCGAGCGATGAACCGGAAGCGGAAACATTCGCGCTGCCCGATTCCGTGACCGTTCCTGCCGTAGCTGTGATTGAGGATCCGGTTGCCGCGACTGTTACGTTTACGCTGGCGAACGGCTCACTTACCGCAGGCTGAAAAAACTTGGATGGCGAAACTACGGCAAGCGCGGTCGGTTGCGAGACGAGCGCCATGGACCTAGTTCAGCGATTGCATAGATGTATATTCCGTCTTAATCGTTCCGCCCGTCACGGAAAAGGTCACCGAGAATGTCAAACAACCGAATGCGTTGCTCACGGTTCCGGTAGTGTCCACCGAAACGGCAGCCGTAGATCCAAATACAATGCCCCAGCCACCACCCGCCGTTGCAAGCGTTCCTTGCGATTCAAACGAGCCTTGACACCAGCAAGTCGAACCTGAGGCGGCGGAAGAAATGGTGCGAAATACGAGTTCTCCATCCAGACGCCAAGGTTGGCTTGAAAGAGATGCAGTGACCGTCTGTGCCGCCGACGCTCCGAGCGATACCGCACCAGTGAAAGAAGTCGTCGAAGCGCCGGGACCATAATAAGGCTTAACGATCAGCGTTCCGGTGGCCGGAGTGGTGATAATTCCCGCTGCCGTGAACCTGTAAATTTGTCCCGCAAACGGAGCGGCCTGTCCGAAGCCGATGGGAAAGGAAGTGTTGCATAGCGTGAAGGGAGTAAAGATGGAAGTCTCGACGGTCGTCGGCGTGACCGAGGATTCCACGATCATTGCATCGGCTATGGAACTATTGAAATATTGACGAGCCACTTAAATCCTCCATGTCGGACCCTGCGTTTGATTGTACGAAAAAACGGTGCTGGCGCTGGCTTCCTTGAATGCGGCGATACTGCTACTCCAATTGGCGACTGTCCCCGTAAATGTGCAGGTCAATGTTCCGCCTGCCCCATTCACATCATGTCCGCCACCGTCGGCGCCGGTGATGTTTGATCCGGTCATCAGTTCATCGGTGAAGGGTGCGCCG